TTAATAATTATCGTGATCCTCCTCAAAGGGATCATCGTATTCATCCTCATAATCTTCTTCATCGCCTCTTCTGGAAGTAATCGTCAGTACAAGGAAGATAACTGCCAGCACAGCGCCGGCAATGGCGCCATACAGAAGCCATTTATCGTTTCCGCGCATCAGGAAGGCAAAAACGGCGCTTCCGATATAGAAGATCAAAGGAAGCACAAATGCGAATATCGTGCGCTTTTTCTGCATAATCAGAAGAAGCAGTCCGGATACAAGCATGCAAAGTGCAAGCACAATATATATGGTTCCGGTGGTAGCATTACTGCCCGCCGATATATTATTCAATCCTGCCATGAAGCCTTTATATGCGAAAAATCCAAATGCCACAATGGATATAATTCCAAAGATGATGCGCAGTGTTCTGAATTTGGGCTTAGGCTCTTCCTGATTCACAGGGGTTCTTTCCGGCTGCGAAACCGCTGTTCGGGCAGCAGAAGCTGCAGCGGGTCTCTTAGCAGGCTGCCTCTCTAAATCAGAATCCGGCCTCTTTTTCTTCACCGGTTTCCGATTTGGATCTGTGGAAAGCATATCTTCATAACTCTGTTTTACTGTCTGTTCTTTTTTCGCTCTTATTTTTTCAGGAGGAATATTGCCGTATTTCTGAGAGCTGTTTCCGGACGAAGCAGTGCTGCCTGCAGCTGCAGGCCTTCTCTGCGCTGGTCTGGCTCCAGCAGGGGACTGCTTTCTCACGGGAGCAGCGGGAGAGCCGTCGGAAGCAGCAGGTCTCTTTGCGGCGCCGCCGGGTCTGCCGTCGGGAGCAGCTGGTCTCTTTGCCGGAGCAGCGGGTCTGCCGTCGGGCGAAACAGGTCTTTTTGCCGGAGCAGCTGGTCTGCCGTCCGCAGCAGCAGGTTTCTTTCCCCCTGGAGCGGGTTTGTCATCAGGAGCTGCGGGCCTCTTTGATGTAGGCACAGGCTTCCCATCGGGAGAAGCAGGTTTTTTCGCTGAGGCAGAAGGTTTTCCGTCAGGCGAAACAGGTTTTTTCGCAGGAGCAGCAGTGGCTCCGTCAGAAGAAGCGGGCCTTTTTGTCGGAGCGGCAGGTTTCCCGTCGGGCGAAACAGGCCTTTTTGCCGGTGAGACTGGTTTCCCGTCGGGAGAGGCGGGTTTTCTGGCCGGAGCAGTTGTCTTCCCGTCCGGAGAAGCAGGCCTCTTTGTCTGGGAAACCGGTCCGCCGTCAGAAGATGCCCTTTTTGAAGGTGCTGCGGCTGTACCCTGAAGAGTGCCGTCTTTTTTCGGTGCAGCCGGGTTTGAATTCGGAACCGCTGCCTTTTTGGCCTGGGACGGTTTAGCGTCGGCTGTCTGTGCATTGGCCGGTCTTGCCTTTTGCGGAACTTTATTATCGGCTGCCTGGGGCGCTGCTTTTTTCACAGAAGCTTTCCCGGATTCAGATGGAACAGTTGCATTTTTTGTATGATCAGAAGCGCTGGTATTCACCGCTTTTTTTTCTCTTTGTTTGTCCAGATTCCATTGCTTTCTGCAGTCTCTGCAGATTGCGTATTCGTTAAAGATAGGTTTACCATTCTCATCAACGCCTACTTGCTTGTTCTGAAGTTCAACGTCTTTACCACATTTCGGACATCTCATTTATGCATTCCTCTCTTTCATAGGTAGATTAACAATGGTTTTATTATAGCATTTTGTCAGGGGAAGAACAAGGAAAAATGCTATATCTTGCTGTTTTATGTCGAAAACACGTTACAGGACACATGATTTGGGCTGTAACGAAAACACCACCATTGTATGAATGGCGGTGTTTTTTCGGGAAATACTATTTAGTAATTGTTATCGTGAGGCGGTTGTTCTGAAGCATTGGCATGTGTGGATGACTTGGCCTTGATAACAGGGGGCTGATACTGGTACAGATCATTATAGGCTTCCAGTTCTGCGTCAGACATCGGGAGAGAGGGGATCAGGCCCGTACAATCCATAGTTGATGCCGCATTTGACAGATAATCATAATCATCAATGATTTTTTCATTTTCTTTATTATTTAACATGAAATTCACCTCATTGATAGTATGTACGAAAGTAAAAATTGTATTCTGGAAGAAATATGGTATACTTAGAAACGTATGGAAAAATTAATGTGAAAAGAAAAGGGGGACGAATATGAAATTTGTAGCAGATACGCACGCACATACGCTGGCCAGCGGCCATGCATACAGCACGATCCGGGAAATGGCGGCGGCAGGAGCTGCTAAGGGCCTTCAGGCGCTGGCAATAACAGAACATGCACCCGAGATGCCGGGCACCTGCAATTTCATTTATTTTCAGAATCTGGATGTTGTCCCGAGGAAAATGAATGGGATGCAGATGCTCTTTGGAGCTGAGCTGAATATCATGGATCCTGATGGAACCGTGGATCTGCCGGAAAGCATCTGCCGGGACCTGGATATTGTAATAGCAAGTATCCATCCGCCCTGCTATGGGAAGGGCCGCAGTATAGAAGAAAATACAAGGGCGTACATTGAAGTGATGAAGAAACCCTATATCAATATTATCGGGCACCCGGATGACGGGCGTTTTCCCGTAGATTATGAGGCCCTGGTGAAGGCGGCCGGTGAGACTAAGACGCTGCTGGAGCTGAACAACGCATCTCTGCGCCCCCAGAGTTTCCGCCAGGGAACCCGGGAAAATACGCTTACGCTGCTGGAACTTTGTAAACAGTACGATGTTCCTGTCACAACAGGAAGCGATGCACATGTAGATGTGGATGCCGGAAATTTTCGAAATATACTGGACATCCTGAAATACTGTGACTTCCCGGAAGATTTGATTGTAACCACGGATTTTGAAAAGCTGAAGCCTTACTTAAACCGTTATAGCTCTCAGGGAAGCCTTTAAACGGTTGTGACAGTTCAGTCAGACCAGAGCGTAAGTTACTATTCACGGCCCTGGGGCCGCGCATAGTAACAGTTCAGGCATGCCTGAACTGTTACGCATACAGCCCATTTAAATTCGCCTGCGGCGAAGGGCGCTGTGCGCCGGTGGCGCACGTTTAGCACGGACCGAAGCGGAGCAAAGACCTGTATGCCTGCAACCACTATGTTTTCGTACGGTCTGCGCAGTAAATGCACAGACCTGTCTTAACTTTTACCGAGTGTAATCTTAAAACTGTATTAAACTTGTGGCTATTTTATCATAGCCTAGAAAACAAAAGAAAAAGTGCCGTGAAACCCTTATTTTACGGCACTTTTGACGGTTCTAATGAGTATAAATAAGTACTAATAAAAATTGATAAAAACGGATCGGTTAGTAACAGGTTAGTAACATATTTTAATTTTTTCGATCTCTTCGCGCAGATCCTCCAATGATCGATGCCCATAGACCTTATTTGTGATATCCTTGCCAAAACTATGTCCCAGCATGCGTTTTCGGTCATTTTCCGCAACATGAAAATCCTCACAGAGCTTTGAGAATGTATGGCGGCAGTCGTGTGGCGTGTGTTTCTCAATTCCTATAGCTTCCAGCGCCGCATACATAGAGCTTCTAAAGCTATCTGGACTTTCGGTCATCAATGTACCATCTCTCTTTATACGTCGCTTTACGAGGCCGTATATACCGCTGTGTATAGGCACAATTCTTTCCCGGCTATATTTGTTTTTTACTCCGCCCTGAAAATACCTTCCTTTAAGGTCAACCTTCATCTTCTTATATGCCGCAATTCTGAAGCCAGAATAGCACATAATCAGTATCATTTCTACGACTTCATTATCTTTGTTATCCCATAATTTCTTTAACTCGACGTTAGTAAAAGGTACTCCGTGCTCATCGTCATCCTCTTGATCGATTCGGACAAACTGAGCATAGTTTTTATCGCACAGGTTATTGGCCTCGGCATACTGGTACATTTGTCTAAAGAGAGTCTGGATGAGCTCCAGCGATGAGTGTTTTAACTCACATTTATCAATTACTTTTTGCATATCCTTTTGTGTAATCTCTATAAACGGCTTATCGTAAAGCGCAGCAGAATTTTTATAGGCAGCGCTCATACTGTTTTCCATACTTATTTTTCTCCCTTTGTGACCATAATTCTGTTTAAACTTATCTTTGTAATATTCCTCGAATACTTCCTTGAACGTTTTCGTGCCTTTGTTGGCCTTGGACTTTTGGGAATACTGAGAGAGGATTTCAGCAACCTGCTTCTCCAGCTCCTTCTGATCTGACGATAACTCAGCTTCCCGGCCCGGGTAGTATTCTCCATTTCTATACCATGTCAATACCGTAAAGGCCTTGTACCAGTCGTCGACATAACACAGGGCCTTGGGCGTCTGCGGTATTCCGTCCAAGTCAAACTGTTTTGTGGGCGGGTGTACAGCGTAAGGGTTCCGTCTGCCGTCCCCAAGATACTTTATGCTGCCGTATCCGTTCGGCAGCTTCTGATGCTTTTTCCTTTTCTTCTTCGCCACAATACCATCTCCTCTCTGTAAAATGGGTATAAAAAATACACCCTATGCAGGTGCAGAGATTTTGTGATATAATCTATGTGTCGGATAGTTATATCGGTCTCTGACCTGTATAGCATCTATTAAGCCGTTCCTGTTGGTAGCAGGGGCGGTTTTCAGTTTTATTCTTCTTCGTCTTCTTCGTCATCAAGCGTGTAGTCTGAGGTATATAGCGATTCAGAAGATTGTGACTGCCTAAATTCTTCTGCTAACATAGTTTTATTAAATTCAGCAGTAGGCTCGATCTGAGTTACAAGTTCTTCTAATTCATCTACGGAAGTGTGGAAAAATTCTTTTCTCATATTTACTTTGTTGACACGTTTATCATTTAATATACTATGTAATTTGTTTTCAAGGCTAACCGCATCTTCGGAAAAGATAAAACTGTGTACATCAAATTTAAAAGGAACAGAAGCATCGCCTAATTCGTTTACACGATCTTGCGGATTAAGCCGACGAGTCATTCCTATTTTGAATACATTGTTTCCGAATGAGCCAAGATTGCTGATCACATATACATTACCTGCTTTCCCATTTGCCAGATTGGAGATTTCCTCTTTTTTAATTACGACATCGGCTAATTGGGCTTGCAGTTCAAGTATTCGAGCATTCAGCATTTCAAGTTCATTATCCTTTACTACTGTCAATTGTTCTTTTAGTTTTTCAATTTCAGCAGTATATTTAGATTCCTCTTGTTCGACTTTTTTTCGTTCAGCTTCAAGCGCTTTCCGTTCTTCGGCTTCTTGCCGCATTTGTTCTCGAATTGCCAATTGCTCCTGACGCGCTTGTTCCTTTTTTACATAATAATTGTATTCGATTTTAACGGCATTGATAAAGAGATATTCTATTTCGCCTATAAATTTTGCAAGTGTTCCCGCTATGCTCTGATTTCCCTCACCAGCAATTTTGAGATATTTACGCGTTACAGACTTAATGTCTTCTACAGACTTGTCAAGTTTCTCATATTTTAAATTATATAGAACATTTTGCAGTTCAGCCCTTAATGCTATAACCATTAGCTTGTAAATAGCTTGATTTGCTTTAGTAGTATATCTTGCTGAGTATTTTTTTAAAATAGTATCTATCTGCTTATCATTATCCCTATATGCCTTTCGCAGATCTTTAACATCCATGCAATGTAATTTGAGAATTACAGAGGGACTGATTTCTTCAAGCTCCTGCAGCTTGTCGTCCGGAAAACGAAGAATGCTTTGCGATGGTTCGTAGTTGAGATATTTATCAAAAGTATAATTAATTGCTTTTACAAGTTCCTTTGAGCGGTTTAATTTATTTGTTTGGGTTTTGACAGATTTATTTATTTTTGCCTCTTGTAATCGAAGCTCATTAAGCTGTTCCAAAATTTGCTGGCATTTAGCACTTCTATCAGATGTCATTCGTTCGAAATCAGAAATAGTTTTCTTGAACTCATCTTCGGCACGCTGAGTTTTTGAACTATAATCACTTTTTAGTTGCTTTTCCTTTTCGATGAAATCATTTTCAAGTCGCATTGTTTTTTCTTTGATTTCGTAGTAATCCAATGCACCTAAATCTGACAGTTGTTTATGCGCCGTTTCGTTCTTGGAAAGCAGACTTTGATTTTCCTGACGCAATTGTTCAATCTCAGCTTTGAACTCCTTGATTTTAAAGATATCCGTAAATCCCATTTTTTTCTCCCTCGTACACTGCACCGAGAAAACACCACATTTTCTCTTATGTCAGCGCTTGTGCGCGTAACATCAATTTAATTTTTTGAATTCCATAATCCTTTCATCATATCCCAGAATTCTTGCTATTTGATTTTTGGTCATGCCCGGATGTTCGTATATTAAATCATCAGGTACAAGCAATTCTGCAGCAAAAGAATTGGCTTCATTTTCTTCTTTACTTTTTGAAAAAAGCGTACTTCCATAAAAATAGCAGTCGTTTTTCCAATGCATTTTAGAATGTCCCAATTCATGTGAAAGCACCACTTTTTCTAGTGGCGTTCTAAGTATTTTTTCATTCAGCAATATGCATTTTTGTCTTTTAATTAATAAATAACAGCCCAATGCTTCCCCTAGATCCCCAATCTGCAATAATACATTCATATAGTCACAAAGTTCGTAAGGATCATGAGTTTTATATTTTTTAACTATTTGATTTACTATATCCTTTATATCTTGGCGCAATGCCTATCACCTACTTTTTATTTTTTCCAGGATGGTATTTTACCTTATTGATTTCCTTAACTGTGGTGACTAATGATTTTAACTGTTGTTCAAAAAGTATCTTAGTTTCAGGTGTAATCTCTTCACCATCAAAAAATAAAGGCGCACCATCCTGCGAGTTTAACTTACTCATTAGTTCGGAAACGGTTTTTGCAATGTCACGTTCATCTTTTGATGTTAAGTTATCACTATTCTTTTCAGGTTTCTTTTGGCCTGTCAAAATGTAATCAATGGTTACATCAAAATAGTTAGCTATAATACCTGCAAGCTCTGTTCCACAAATAGAATTTTTCTTTTTCCAAGTACTGATAGTAGAAGAACTTACCCCAGTGTCTTTACAAAATCTGTATGCAGTTATTCCCATGTCGTTAAGCAATTTTTCAAATATTTCGTACATAATACTCCCTTCTAAAATTATTTCTGCAAAACGAGATAAAAACTATTGACTGACTCGGTATAACGTGCTATAGTATGCATATAGCTTGGTTAAACGAGTCAATAGCTCTCAATCAAGAAATAATTCGGTTAAATGATATAGTTCGTCTGATAAACATAATATATCACTAAACCGAGGTAAACACAAGTATAAAAATATAAGAAAAAGGAGGGATAATTTTGTCTAAAATGTACACTTGCGCTGATGTTGCAGAGAGGTATGGCGTAAAAATCATTACTGTATGGGATTGGATTCGTAAAGGGAAACTTTCTGCTATCAAAATTGGCCGCGACTATAGAGTTTCTGAAGAAGACATAAAAAACTTTGAAGAAATCCATAGGACAACCAAGTAGTCAAATACAGTGTAACACAGGATGTGTCCTATAAAACGGACTAATCTATTGTGAAAATCATTGCCAGACAGATAGAAGGAGGTGTGAGATGAATGCAAAAAGAAACAATGCGCGTTCCGGAGGCCGCCCGGCTGCTGGGGTGCGGCCAGCAAGCGGTTAGAGAGCGCATCCGCAAAAAGATATGGACATTCGGTGAAGTGATCCCGAAAGAAAAAACCGGGAATGAGAACGACAGCTTTATCATTTACCGGCGGAAACTGTATAAGCATCTCGGAATAGAGGAGGGACAAGCCCATGACAAGGAAGCAGTTTAAGCTCAAATATCAATACCTGAGAGGACAAGTCAAAGAATGGCGCCGGGAAGGTGCTGACGATGACACAGTAACGAGGCGCCTGATTATATGCGTCACGGCCAACGCGGGCACTGAGTACGCATCAACTTACACTGAAGATCAACTGCAGCAGATATTTGATCTTCGATATTGGGAGGGATGGATAAATGATGAGACACAGACCGCGTGACCGCCCGATGACGGACCGGCAGCTGGTGAGAGTGCTGGTGGGGCTGGTAGTAGTATGGGGAGCCATGGTATTAGCGTACATAGCCATGGCATAAAAAAGAGCGCTTACATAAGCCATTGCAGTGGCGTAAGCACTCACGCAAATAATCAATTTTATTGTAAACCAAAAGAAAGGATACGTCAAATGAGAAAATTTAATCTTGTATTTTATTTCTCCGGCGGCGGGCAGTTCGAGTGCGAAATCGAAGCGGAAGACATGGCTACTGCCGGGAGCATCGCGGAAAGTTTGGAACTGCGGCTGTCAGGATGCAAAGGCTATGACCTGTACGTTAAGAAGGAGGACAAGTAGTGTGGAAGGAGCCAGACTGGGACGACGGCAATTACATGGAGTGGGCGGATCAGGAGCGGCTGGTCCGGCAGGATCTGGAAGAAATCCGCGAAATGAAGAAGGAGGAAGCACAAGCACATATGGGAGGTGATTCAGCTGGATAATTTTAAAATTTATGACTTTCCTGATGAGAATGCCTGGTTAAACGGGCGTATGAATGGTATTGGTGGCAGTGATGCCAGTGCTATCGTAGGAATGAACCCATATAAGACAAATATCCAGCTTTTTGAAGAAAAGACGGGACGGTGTATTCCGGAAGATATCTCGGATAAGTCCTGTGTGATCTATGGAAAGCAAGCCGAGGCACCAATCCGTGAGCTGTTCAAGCTGGATTACCCACAATATGAAGTGGCACACCATGAATACCGGATCCTACAGAGCCTAGAATATCCGTTTATGCAGGCATCTCTTGACGGGGAACTTACAGACCCAGATGGCAGACGGGGGATTCTGGAGATTAAGACCACGAACATCCTGCAGAGTATGCAGCGGGAGAAATGGAAGGACCGGATCCCAGATAACTACTATATACAGGTGTTACATTATCTTCTGGTGACTGGGTATCAGTTTGTCGTACTCAGGGCCCATCTGAACAGCTACTGGGGAATGGATGTCAGGACGCAGGCAAGACATTACTTTATCGAAAGGGAAGACGTCAAAGAGGATTTAGAGTATTTGTTAAAAGAAGAGATTAAATTCTGGGGATATGCGGAAATCGGAAGGAAGCCGCCGCTTATACTACCAGTTGTGTAGGAGGTACATATGGAATTAAAGATTATGAGCCCACAGGAAAACGGATTCATCAAAGAGATCCAATGGAATAACGAAGAGCTAAAAAAGGATATTGCAGAGAAGATGCAGGAATATAAAACACTGGTCTTTACAGAAGATACAATCAAAGATGCCAAGTCAGACCGGGCAAAGCTCAATAAGTTGAAGGCGGCTTTTGATGATGAGAGAAAGAGAATTAAAAAGTTATGTATGGAGCCTTACGATAAATTCGAAAAGCAAGTGAAGGAACTTATTGCCCTCATAGATGAACCTATAGGTCTAATCGACAGTCAAATTAAAGAAGTAGAGGAGCAAAAACGGATTCAGAAACGGCGAGATATAGAAGAACTTTTTAAGACAATAGGGTTTCAGAAGTTCGTGACCTTGGACAAGATTTTTGATGATAAATGGCTTAATGCAAGCGTCTCTTTATCCAAAATAGAAGAGTCCATGAAAAGCACCATGTATCGGATTGGAAACGAAATAGCTACCATTAACAACCTGCCTGAGTTCAGTTTTGAGGCAAGAGAAGTCTATGTGAAAACATTGGACATCGCAAAGGCTATAAAGGAAGGGCAGAGGCTGGCAGAAATTCAGAAGCGAAAAAATGCTTATGAGGAAGAACAGCAGAAGAAAGTGGTGGAAGAAGAGGCCGCAAAAGCAGAAGAAAAGAAGAATGCTGAAATACAGGAACTACAGACAGTACAACCGCCGGTTCATGAAGAAGCAAAAATTCAAACGGATCCAGCAGAACAAAGGGAGTCTTTAATACAGATGGATTTTCGGGTGTGGTGTACAAAGGATCAGCTGTTGTCTCTGCGTCAATACCTTGTAAATAATAAGATTAAGTTTGGAAAGGTGGAATAATAACATGGCAGTGAAGAATTCGTTGAGTGTATCCAAAGGGCAGAGTGTAGGGCTTACAGCATATCTTACCCAAGACGCAGTAAAGAAACAGATTAATAGCGTTGTAGGCGGTAAGAATGGCACACGCTTCATTTCAAGCATTGTCTCTGCAGTACAGACAACACCAGCTCTGCAGGAGTGCACAAACTCCAGTATCTTGTCAGCGGCCCTCTTGGGTGAGGCATTAAACCTTTCCCCATCTCCTCAGCTGGGACAATTTTATATGGTCCCATTCGATAATAAAAAGAAAGGCTGTAAGGAAGCGCAGTTTCAGCTTGGATATAAGGGGTATATTCAGCTTGCTATTCGAAGCGGCTATTATAAGAAGCTGAATGTTATACCGATTAAGGAAGGTGAACTTGTACATTACGATCAGTTAAATGAAGAGATTGAAGTGAATCTGATTGAGGATGATATGGTCCGTGAAGAAACACCGACTTCTGGTTATTATGCCATGTTTGAGTATGAAAACGGATTCCGTAAGGCGATGTACTGGTCAAAAAAGAAAATGTTGGCCCATGCAGAGAAGTATTCCTTTGCTTTTAACAGAAATGGTGGAGGTAAGTCTCTGGAGCTTTTGGAACAGGGAAAGATTCCTGATAATGAGTTGTGGAAGTATTCGTCATTCTGGTTTAAAGACTTTGACGGGATGGCGCTAAAGACTATGCTTCGCCAGTTGATATCTAAATGGGGGATTATGTCCATCGAGCTGCAAACCGCCATTGACAAGGACATGGCTGTAATTCATGAGGATGGGATTCCGGAATATGTGGAGAATGAGCATCCAACGGATGAAAATGTTGTATATGATCAGGAACTGAATGAGGGTGAGGCAGAAATATCACAGAAAAATATATCAATAAACAGTGAGCAGATGAGCATTGAAGAAGAATTCTTCAATTAATCATAAAAAATCAAAAGTAAGAAAGGAGAAACTATGAAACACATCAATCTTGAAACATTTGCAAGTGGTGCATTTACAACTCAAGTTAATCGGGCGCTGGAGGAAGTAACAAATAATATTCAGGATCCAAATACGGATGCTACTGCAAAGAGAAAAATTACGGTATCTATTGAACTAAAGCCAAATGAGCAAAGAAACTTTGTGGCTACAGGTGTTGTGACAAAAACAACTCTTGCACCAGCGCTTGGGGCGGTGACAGCGATAAGCATGGGTAAAAATTTAAAGACAGGAGAAGTGGAGGCACAGGAGATTGGTAATCAGATCCCAGGACAAATGTCTATGGAAGAAATTGAAGAGGCGGAAGTTGAAACAGTGGAAGTTATGGACAAGGTAGTTGATCCATCAACCGGAGAAATATTTGAGAGACCTGTACAGCTGCAGCCAAGCAAAGTAGTTAATTTGAGATCAGCAAAAGAAGCATAGGAGGATAAAATAATGTTTGAAGGATTAAGAGAAGCGTTTGAGTATGTAACCGGATTAAAAGAAGAAAGCATGGATGTTAAGGTGACAGAAATTGCAGGAAAGACCTATTGTAATAAAAAGCTGGTGGAATACGGTCAGGAACCTATGGCCTCCGAGATTGAAGCTACCACATTAACAGCCCTGGTGGATTACATAAAGAACAGCGGGAAGGAACTGAGGGACAGCATGATCATTCAGGTTAAGAGTCCCACCCGTGTACAATTGTTTTCTGGGCTGACGAAAGAAAGAACCCGTGAATATCTCTTCGAATCATCGGCAATTGTTCCGAGATTCAGGTTTGATGAATGGTACGATCAGGAGCGCTTTCTCATAGAGCTGCAGGCTGATTTTGCGGTAAATGAGGATCTGCTTGCTATCCAGATGGTTTCTGGGAATGTAGAAGCTAAAACAACAGCAAACTACGGAGATGACGGAGTTACACAGAAGACAACCATTAAACAGGGGATTGCATCAAAAGCGGATGTACTGGTACCGAATCCGGTTACATTAGTTCCATATCGAACATTTTTGGAAGTAGTTCAGCCTGAAAGCCAGTTTGTATTCAGGATTAAGGACAATGGCGGAGAACCGGTATTTAAAATTGTTGAAGCGGAAGGCGGATTGTGGAGAAATGAAGCAATGGCAAATATTAAAAAGTATTTGGAGGATCAGCTTCATGGTGAACCTGAAATGCACCATATCACAATCATTGCATAATGACACTTCCTTAATTATTGATAAACGTCACGAAAGTAACTTGCAAACGGGAGATTCCCCCTGCCAGATCAATACTGACAGGGGAGGAAGGAGCAGGCACTTGAACAGCAGGAATAAAGGCGCCGCAGGAGAACGTGAACTTGCTAAGATCCTGAGAGAATATGGATACGAAAAGAGTCGGCGTGGACAGCAGTTCTGTGGTAGCAATGGCGACGCTGATGTCGTTGGTCTTCCCGGGATACATATAGAGTGTAAACGGGTGGAAAAGCTGAATATCTATGATGCAATGAAGCAGTCACAAAATGACGGTAAAGATGGAGAGGCACCTGCAGTTTTCCATCGCAAAAATAATAAACCATGGCTTGTTACAATGACCATGGAAGAGTGGATGAAGATGTATAAGGCATCCACAGAATTACTGCCTGGAAAAGGCAGGTGATGGCGAAATGGGAAGACACCCAAAACAAGGGTTGAGCTTCTTTCGAAAAGATGTTGATTATTATGACGATTTTAAGGTAATGGAACTGCTGAATGAGTATGGACCGTTAGGGCAGACCATTTACGACATTATCCTTTGCGAAGTGTATAGGGACAAGGGGTATTACCTGGAAATTCCTTTAGATAAGCTGGCGGCGAAGATCATTCGGATTATCGGGAATAGGTGGGTGAAGAACAAAGACTTTGTGCTACAAGTGATTCAGTACTGTGCAGACATAGGACTTTTCAATAAAGACCTCTTGTCACAGAATGTTATCACCTCTGTTGGAATCCAGAATCGCTACTCCGAAGTGACTGCGAGGAACAAAGTTCAGAAAGACAAATATTGGTTGATTGATGAAGACGGTCAGCCTTTATTAAATGCACCCAAAAAAGGTATTTCTGCATCAGAAAAAACTATTTCTGCAACAGAAATACCGATAAATGAGTCAGATAAACAACAAAAGGAAAGAAAAGAAAATAAAAGTATAGAAAACAAAAACATAGAAGGCGGATATTTTGAAAACCCTGAATTGGACCATTATTTCCGATTATTCATTGCAATGCGAAAAAGCCGTGATGCTAAATTGTCTGATGAACAGATAGAAGGCCTTAGAACTGAATTGTTAGAGGTATCAGATAAAGACTCCGAGAGAATAGCGATTGCTAAAAAAGCATTCAATTCCAGCTGGAAAGGTTTTTATCCCATCAATAATAGGAAAGCATCGAAACAGAAGAAAGACCTGAACAATTTTGAACGCCGAAAGTATGACATGGATTCATTGGAGCAGCAGCTCCTTGAAAGTCAGGAAGGAGAAGCGAGTATTGAATAATATAGAAGAAAAACATATAGACAGCCGGGAAGTGGCTGAGATGGTAGGAAAAGAGCATAACAAGTTGTTGAGAGATATACGTGAGTATATTTCCCAATTAGGACAAGCCAAGATTGGACAGTCCGAATTCTTTACAGAAAGCACATATATAAACAGCCAGTGTAAAACAATGCCATGTTATTTGGTTACTAAAAAGGGATGCGAACTGATAGCCCATAAGCTGACCGGGGTAAAGGGGACGGAATTCACTGCAAAATACATAGAGCGGTTCCATGCCATGGAAGATACCATAAAGCAGGGATTTGACCTGTCAGACCTGTCACCGGAGTTGCAGGCCATATTCGCACACGACAAGAAGATTCAGCTTGTCATGAACCACATGGACGATCATGAGAGCCGGATCGACAATCTGGAAAATACCATGACTGTCGATTACGGTCAGCAGAAGAAACTGAACGATCAGCACCACACAACAGCTATCCGGGTGCTTAAAGGGATGGAATCACAAGAATATGGAGACAAGGCACTGAAGGAGAAGGTATTCCGGAGCATCTGGCGGGACTATAAGAGTTATTTTGGAATCTCATCCTATAAGGATACGCCTGCAGCCAGGTTTGGAGAGGCTATGGAGTATCTGCGCGGATGGCAGCCAGACATGAACCTGCGGATGGAAATAGACCAGTTCCTGCCGTTTTCTTCTTAGGAGAATATATATGGAGATAGTAGTTGCTGTTTTGGCAATAGCCATAATTAGTTTTCTGGCGGGATTCTCCTCTGGTTATTGCATCGGAAGGAGGGAATAAATTGAACTGGGTAAGTAAAGCACACCGAGAAAATAAAGTACATAATCTGTTAAACCAAGCCCTGAGAGATCCACAGATACAGGAAGCGCAGAAAAAGCAGATTGACGAAGCCAGGGTGAAAGCTTTTGATTGTTTCTTACTGATCAGTATTGATTATTTACATCGTCATTGTGGATACGGAAAGAAGCGTCTCCTAAAATACATGGGATTCGTGGCAGACCAGATAAAATATATCCCGGACGATACGGACTATTTTAAACTACTGAATGAGGCATTGGAAGAGGAAACAGGGATTAATATTCTGAAGAATACAATCAAGTAAATTAACATTTAGAGGTGAAAAGAATGAGTAAAGTATTAGTACATGCCTACATGGTATACAGATGCAAAGAATGCGGAAAAGAGTTCAGGATGTGGTGTGAAAAAGGAATTGAAGATGGTGAGAAGCCGTCACCATTTGTCATTCAGTGCAAGTGTGGAGGATTTGCAAGTGATATAAGCGGATTGCACAGAATCAATAAGCCACGTCCAAACCCATTACTGAATTATGATACCGGATATATGATTCTTCCTGAAGGAGAATCGTATTTCGGTAACGAAGGTAGAGACTGTGGAGTATCACATTTAATTTAACATTTAGGCAAAATCTAGAAAGGAATATATTATGTGGACTGATTTGAGTAGATTTAAGGTGATACATGGAGGCAAGGTGCTCAATGCGGTAGCTATAGCAGAAATAAGGATGCCGGAAGGAATGGACTGGGAAGATAGGGATACCATTATTAAACCAAAAACAATTGATGTGTTGGCAATCAATGAAGATGGGAATCTGGTATCCATTATGGATGAGGCATGGACGTTTCAATTTTTGCCGATAGTATCCAATTAACAATTTTAACATTTAGTGAATAACAGAAAGGAGCCGTTCCCCGGCCGGGAGAGTGTACACGGAACCTTTTTAAAAATGGCAAAAACAAACATAATTGTACCGGAAGGGGTACAGACGGATTATACAAGTGTGATCGTAAGCTACAGCAATGGAATAGACAGTACAGGGGCACTGTACTGGGCCTTACAGGAATTTCCAAAAGAGAAGATATTTCTCCTGTATTGCGATACTGGATTTGAGTATCCAGAAAATATCAAAATGTTTTATCGGACAGCTGCATTTATCGGAGTTAAGCCGGTATTACTACAGCACCAAAAGGGGTTTTTGAATCTTCTGTTGGAGGAACGGCTAAAATGGCCCGACATGAAAAACCGCTGGTGCACGGCGTATCTAAAAACAGGTGTAACCGACCATTGGATACGGACGCACAGGGATATGTTGGGCACCAAGTGTCTGTTTATCAGCGGAGAACGCCGGGACGAGAGCAGGGGCCGGGCGAAGCTGCCAGAAATAGAATATCATAGTACAACTCTCAAAACAAAAAGGGTTGCAGATTTTACCTGTCACTGGTACCGACCTTGCCTCGATTTCGAGAAAGGTAAAATGTTTGAGCAGGGAAAAGAATTAGGGCTGGAACCGCATTTTTGTTATGAATATCTGGGGCGCTGTAGTTGTATGGCTTGCATGTTCATGAATGACCAGCATGCCATTGAGAATATGAAACGGTATCCAGACCAGATAAGGCCATTCATACAGGCGGAAATAAAGCTGGCGCACACATGGAAGAAGAACAGAGGGCTGGTTGAGCTATGGGAGCAGTGCCGGGATATAGACGATGTAGAAGAAAGCTAAACTGGCATTTAGTAAAGGAGAATTAAATGGGATATTGTGATGAAGGTTGTGAATACCTCACTCGTAGGCATAACTGTAATAAGTATCATAAAGGGCTGACATATTTTAGTCATAATAGCAAGAGCTTGGCGTATAGTTCGCATGAGCGCTGCAGCGAATGTGATAAGGACCACATTATTGCAGATCTTGAAGCGCAGCGAAATAAAAGCTGGATCCCGGTATCTGAGCGCCTGCCGGAAGAACAAAAATTCTATCTTGTAACAATCGCAAAAAATACAGGTGGGCATGATATAGAATACTGTTTTTATGAGTGCGGGAAATGGTTAATGATAGCGGATGGAAATAGTGAAGAAAATACCTGTTGGGAAGAAGAGGTTAAAAAAGTAGTTGCTTGGATGCCGCTACCGGAACCATACAAACCAGAATAGCATCCGGCTGCAGGCCGGGGAAAGAAGGAGATTATGGCAAACTGTAATAATTGCGTAAAACAGGATGATTGTTGCAGCGCAAGAAAGATGAGCGGGTATTGTGGAGGATATAGTCCGGCAATGGTGACAAATAGAGAATATTTTTTCGGAGATAAAATGATAGCAGACACGGTGATGTTGCTTACATACGACAATCATCCAAGACAAGAGTGTAGAGATTTTAAACAAAAGCTGAGAAGAATGAGACCGGATGAACTAAGAAAATGGTTAGAAGAGCCAAAGGATCGGCAGTTCAATTGGTAAACTAAACCCAAATTTAATGAAGGAGAACAGTTATGACAACAAATGAGATAATTATGATAGTAATATGCACGATATGGTTACTGCTTATCCTTGCAGATACGATATTGAATATAATTGTAAGACGCGCGTATAACGAATATGTTCAGATCATAAGCGAGCAGAACGAAATATTCAAGCAATTGCTATTCGGGAAAAAAGATAATTGAAACCGGAAGTAGGGAGCCGGTGGATTGATTTATTGGGTGAGTGAGTTTTTTATAGATAACTACATAAAAAAGTAGCAGACCGTCCGGCAAGACTTTGTTCTGCTACTCATTCACCTAAGGGGATTGTACCATAACGATTCTCCTTAGGCAATACAAAGGAGAAAAATTATGCGTACACAGAAAGAGATTTTAAGGGACAATATTATAACCAAGATGATGCCATATTTGGATGCAGTGGCAATGGATATGCTTAATCAGGTTATTGTGCAGGAGCTTTACAATGTGGAGATTACAGAGATGGGAGAGACGCTGCCAGCGACGCGCGAGAATACTAATCAGTATATCTTAGAGCTATTCGAAGCGAAAAAAGCGCCGAAGCTAAGCGTTAAGACAGCAGAGTATTACTTAAGGAGCATCAAGAATTTTGTGGCGTTTATTGGTAAAAGCCTTCTCGATGTAACAGATATGGATATTGAATATTACTTGCAGCACTACGCGAAAAAAGGCAATAAGCCTACCACAGTTAATAATGAGCGGCGGGTGATCTCTGCATTCTTCACCTGGATGCGCCGGAGTCATCTGATCGTAGAAAATCCGTGCGAATCTATCGAAAAATACGCAGAAATCGAAAAGCCGATAGAGCACATGGAGGATTGGGAAATGGAGGCCCTGCGGGATGCCTGCAAGGTCAGGACGGTTAACAAGGTGACGCAGATCGAGGAGTACCGGGAGTGCCTGCGGGATCGTGCCCTGATAGAGTTTTTACGGTCTACTGCCGTCCGGATCGGAGAGTGCACGTCTGTTAATGTGCAGGACATCAATTGGGACACCGGTGATATTCTCATCTACGGACAGAAAGGCCGGGCGTATAGGACGGTGTGTTTAGACGATGTGGCCAAGTTCCACCTGCGTAAGTACATAGAGAGCCGCACAGATGATAATACTGCACTTTTTGTATCCATTAAAGGCCCACATGAGCGAATGCAGCGCAGCGGTCTGCGTGCTGCCATAAAGCAGATCGCGAAGAGATCAATATTGGATCGCAATGTATACCCGCACCTCTTCCGAAAAACCACGGCAAGCAATATGGCTAAAAAGGGGTGCCCGGGTGAGTTGATATCCCTGTATCTTGGTCATAAAAACGGAAATGTAACCAACAAACATTATGCATACCGTAGCCCGCAGCAGGTAAAAAGTGCCTTCCTGCAGTACGGGGCCGCGGCATAGATTGGAGGAATAGATTGAAAAATAAAAGGAGCGATAAAGAAAAGAAACGGGATCGCCAGGATCATTACGCCGGACTTATAAAAATGAGTGTGGAAGCTATGGCACGGTGGCATTTCCGGCGCAGGCCGTATACGGATGGTAAACTTTCGGAGCAGGCCAGGCGTCTGATCCGGGTGCAGGGGCGGCAGATTGAACGTAAGACGGAGTTAGAGTATCTGTCGGGGGTAATAAATATAAAAGAGGGAGTGCGCGATAATGCCAAATGTAAGGCCAATGAATGAGAAAAAATATGACATCAGCAAACATCGCTTCTTAGAGCTTTATCATTTCTGCATGCAGTATAATGAGTGGCAGGACGAGCTGAAATACAAAAGAGATACGGTCCGTAGCATTGAGATTACGGATATGCCGATGAGCCACGGAAACGGGGATGCTACGGCAACGCTTGCGACAAGGAGGGCAGAGCTGAGCCGCAAGTGTGAGCTGATAGAGCAGACTGCAATCGAGGCAGACCCAGACATATATCAGTACATAATCAAAGGGGTGACTACGGATTATGCATCGTATAGGTATTTAAGAGAGGTTGCCGGGATGCCCTGTGGAAAAAAGATGTATTATGACCGTAGGAGGAAATTTTTTTATCTGCTATCAAAAAAAGTTTAAGAGGGGGACTCAGAGGACAACTTTTTGTGATATTATAGTATCATCGAAAAAGTTAAAGTAAAGCGTCCTGCTGTATCAGTGGGGCGTTTTTTGATGGGATAAATGAGCCGGAATTGAAGGTGGTGGTAGGTGAATGATGAAAACTTAAAAGGTCATGGCTTTCATGAACGAACAGCGAGTGAACAGCGAGAGATAGCTAAAATGGGCGGCATAGCATCGGGTGAATCCAGGCGTAAAAAAGCCAATTTAAGAGAGGCTGCCAACCTGCTTCTTACGACTAAAATTGAGCATCCAGAATGGAGTGAGGCGCTGGAAGAAATGGGACTTGAAAGTACTCTCGAGTATGCTCTAGTTGCCGCTATGGCTAAAGAAGTGCTTGCCGGTAACGTATCAGCATACAGGGCAATCATGGATACTGTGGGACAGACAGATAAGTCAGAATCGGATTTGGAAGAGCAGCAATCCAAAACTGAACTAAATCAGGCAAAAAAGCAGAGTCTCACAGGAGAAAATGAAACGGACGAGGCTCTGAAGAAACTGGATGAAATATTGAAAGGGATATATGAGTATGCAAATGAGCAGGAAGCAGAATGAATATATAGTTAATTCAGTACATCGGTGGAATATTAAATCCGGGGCAGTACGTTCAGGCAAGTCCTATGTGGATACAGCCTTTGCAATACCATTCCGGATCAGGGAGCGGGCAGGAAAGCCAGGACTTGTAGTAATCCTTGGTGTGTCACGTGATTCTATTGAGCGTAACGTTCTGGCTCCGATGCGGGAAGTATATACAGACAAGCTAATCGGGACGATTAACAACCGTAACATTGCAAGGGTCTGCGGGGAAGATGTATACTGTTTGGGAGCTGAAAAGATCAGTCAGGTAGCAAAGATACAGGGCTCGAGTATTAAATATGCTTACGGTGACGAGATTGCAAAGTGGAACAAAGAAGTATTCCAGATGTTGAAATCCCGTCTTGATAAACCATACAGCTGCTTTGACGGAAGCTGTAACCCGGAACATCCGACTCACTGGCTGAAGGAGTTTATTGACAGCGAAGATCTGGATATTTACCTGCAGGAGTATACGATCTTTGACAATCCCTTCCTGGATCCGGCCTTTGTTGAAAACCTCTGCAAAGAATATGAGGGGACGATCTATTATGACCGTCTGATACTGGGAAAGTGGAAACGTGCAGAGGGGGCAATCTATAAACGATTTGCTGATAACCCGGAGGCATTCCGTTGTGTGGTTGTGGATTCCTACAATCAGAAGAGCGGATGGAAGCAGTTCAAAAAGGACGAGATCGTATCAATAGAAATCGGACTTGACTTTGGAGGAAGCCAGTCAGGGCACTCTTTCGTTGCCCGCGGCTATACTGATGATTACCGGGAGGTGATCGCACTGAAATCATGCAGGATCATGGCAAAGAATGAGACAGAAGAGATTGACAGCAACAGGCTGGATGAATTGTTCTGTGAGTTTATACAGGAAGTCATGGATGAATATGCGGTTGTATCAATGAGCGGGGATACTGTGAACTACTGCAATATAGAGTCCGTATTCTGGGACAATGCAGAAACTGTGCTCGGTAATTCTATTAGGAATGCGGTTGAGAAACGTTTTCCTTGGATTACAGTGAAGCCGGCCAAAAAGAAGACAATTAATGACCGAATCAGATGTACCGTCAGGCTCATGGGAGCAGGGCGGTTTTTTATTACTATCGGCTGTGAAAGCTTACAGTCGGCTATTACAGACGCGGTATGGGATACTGAGGTAAAGGACAGGGACGAGAGGCTGGATGACGGCAGCACAGATATAGACAGCCTGGATGCTTTCGAGTATACGATAGAGCGCGATATGAAGTACCTGATACAGGAGGTGCCGGATGCTTGATACAGTGAAAAATATATGGAGGAGGATAGCGGGAATGTTTGGATATACCACAATAAAAAATGTGATTGGCCGGGATGTTGTGTTGTCTCAGGCCATGATCGATGCAATCAATGATTGGAAGAACATGCTGAACGGCAATGCAGACTGGATCACAGACTATATCAAGTCATTGAAGATTGAACACGGCATCTGCCGCGAATTTGCTGACGTGGTGCTGGTGGAAATGGAAACCTCCGTCACAAATACAGCACTTGACAAAATATATCAGGAAGCGCTCCCACTACTGAATGAAAACATGCAGGAAGGACTTGCACTTGGATCATTCTGCCTGAAACCACTGCCGTCTGGGACAGCTGATTTTGTAACAGCAGACAAGTTTATTCCGGTACAGTTCGGGGATGATGGAAAGCTGACAGACGTAGCATTTCTTACGGTAAAACGGATAGGTGAGACAGATTACTATACGAGAGTAGAAAGGCACTATTTCGTCAGCGGGAATCTGACTATAGAAAATACATGTTACCACTCCCAGAGCCGGAATGACATAGGACAGAGATGCAACCTTGAAGAAGTGGAAGAGTGGGCGGATATCAATCCCGGGCCGGTCACATATCCGGGCATGACACAGATGGACTTCGGATATTACCGAAACCCTATCAAGAACAATATTGACGGGTCCGCCTGTGGAGTATCCATATTCGATTCTGCCAGGGAGCTGATCCGGAAAGCAGATATCCAGGGGGCAAGGCTTGACTGGGAGTTTGATTCTGGTGAGCGGGCAATCCATGTGGACAGCCGGGCGCTAAACAGTAAAACTGGAAAGATGTCAAAACTGAATAACCGCCTGTACCGAGGGCTCAATATCGAAGACGGGAAAGACAAAGAGCTCCTGCGTGAATATTCCCCACAAATGCGGGATGAATCATTTAAAAGGGGGCTTGAGGAATACAAACGTGAAATAGAGTTTGTTGTTGGCCTGTCCTATGGCGATCTGTCAAACGTGCAGGAAGTAGATAAGACTGCAACAGAGATCAAAGCGTCAAAGACAAGGAAGTACAACCGTGTTTCCGCGATTCAGGAGAGCCTGCGGAAATGCCTCGAAGATTTTGTCGCAGGTCTTGCCTTTTATAACAATGCGTACCGCTCTGGATATGAATTCAACTGCAAATTCAATGATTCCATCCTAACTGATGAGGAGACAGAACGTCAGCAGGACAGACAGGATGTGAGCATGGGGGTTATGAGTCATTGGGAATACCGGATGAAATGGTATAACGAAGATGAGGCCACGGCAAAAGCTAACCTTCCGGAACAAAATACAGTGCAGGAGTGATGTAGATGCAGCCTAACGAGCTGGCGAAACTGCCAGAAAAGATAGAGGCACTTTTCATTGATATGCAGAACAGGATCATGCTGGATGTGGTGCGGCGGATCAGGAAGACCGGCGGGATCACTTCAACTGCAGATTATCAGCTTCAGAAAATGCAGATTCTAGGGAACTCTTCAGAATTCTTAGAAGCAGAGACCAAGAGGCTGCTAAACGCTACTTACCCTGAAGTATTTGAACTGTATGACGAAGTGATCGAAAAAGACTATGTGAGAGACAAGTCTCTGTATGAACAGGTAAATGCAAAGTACATACCGTATAAAGACAACGAGACCATGCAGGCCTGGGTAGAAGCCGCCCGGGTGCAGACAAACGGACAATTTGATAATATTACAAAGTCAATGGGATTTTCACTGAATTATGGAAACAAACTGGTATTCACTCCTTTTTCAGAGTATTACCAGAAATATCTTGACCGCGCCTGTATGGATATCGTAACAGGGGCATTCGATTACAACAGCGTCCTCAGGCGGGTAGTAAAAGAGATGACCAGCAGTGGAATCCGAACTGTGGACTATGCATCTGGGCACAGCAACCGAATTGATGTTGCTGCCAGGAGAGCCGTCATGACCGGAGTGAACCAGCTGTCTGCTAAAATACATGAACGGACCGCAGAGGATCTGGGGACAGACATGTACGAGGTGACATGGCATACAGGTGCAAGGCCCAGTCATTGGTGGGGCGGCAGGGTGTATACAAAGCAGGAGCTGGCAGACATCTGCCATTTAGGTGAGGTAACAGGGCTTTGTGGGGCAAACTGCCGGCATAGCTACCATGCCTTTATTCCCGGCATTTCGGTCCGGACGTATACTGATGAACAGCTTGACCAGATGAATGCGAAAGAAGTCAGAGTAAAGGAATGGAAGGGCAAAGAGTATAATGTATATCAGGCAACGCAGAAACAGCGGCAGATGGAAACTGCAATGCGGGCACAGCGGGAAAAGGTGCAGCTGTTGAGATCAGGTCGGGCTGACCCTGATGTGGTGACGGTTGAAAAAGCGAAATATCAAGGCCAGTTGAATGAGTATGCACGGTTCTGCAAAATAATGGATCTTAAACAACAGAGGGAACGGATATATATTGATTTACGCGGGCGTGTTGCACCAAGCAAGAAGACATATGTTAAATATACATCCGGAAACTTCAAAAACACAACGAAGAAATCCTTGCAGGGCCAACTGTCTTACGTATATAATGGGGTAAAGGACTTCATACCAACAGGGACAGATTTTAGCAATGTAAAGACTATAGCAGGTGCCGGAAGCGATACCCCATTAAGGGCAGCACACAGACTTGCAGAGAAATATGGAGGGGCATCTGGCGAATGGAGTAAATTTGCTGGAAAGATTGAAAGCGGCAAATATATTTTCGATGTCCATTGGTATGAACGCAACGGGAAACAATATGACGCAAAGCTGAAAGTAAGGAAGGGAAGACAATGAAATTGAGATATATAGGGGAGACATTTGGAGTCGATTCGCTGACGGATGGGAAAATATATGAAGCTACCCTGGATGCATCCGGGATGTTTAGGGTCATAGATGACAGCGGGGAAGATTATCTGTATTCCGCGGAAAATCCAGCACCATTGGATGGGAGCAGCCCTGGAGGACGCTGGGAAATCATTGAGCCATAGAGATATGTTAAATTTAACGCGCAGGAATGTCCTGGGCGTTATTTTTATACCATTTGGTCAGCAGATCAGACCTAAAACAGTCAATTCGTGGTGGCGTGGTTACACACCTAAAACAACCTAAAAACGAAAGGAGAATGCAGCATGAAAACAGAATTTTTGAAGGAACTTGGTTTGGAGCAGGATGCAATCAGCAAGATCATGGCGGAGAACGGAAAAGACATTGAGGCTGAGAAGAAAAAGACACAGAAGGCAGAAGGCGAGCGTGATAACTACAAATCACAGCTTGACACGGCGACCGAAGAACTGGATAAGTTTAAGGGCGTAAAGCCGGAAGAGCTGCAGGCGACGATAGAACAGCTGCAAAATGACCTGAAAGCGAAAGATGATGAGTATGCAAGGAAAGAGGCAGACCGCCTTTTTACTGACTCATTGAAAGCCGCAATTAAAGAAGCTGGCGGCCGGAATGAGAAGGCTGTCATGGCCCTTCTGGATGTAGAGCAGCTGAAGGCATCCAAAGACCAGTCCGAGGATATTAAGAAAGCATTGGAAACCGCAAAGGAGTCTGATGCTTATTTATTTGGAGCAGATGAACCATTTAGTAACCCTGTCGGAACTACAGGCGGCAGTGCAGGAGGAGAAGGCGATTCCCTTGCGTCCATCCGCGCAGCAATGGGACTTCCGGCAGAAACGAGATAAGAAAAGAGGTAAAAGAATATGGCAAATGTAATTGCATTAAGAAAACAGTATTCCACACTCCTGGACGAGGTGTATAAATTAGCGTCCCTGACAGCGGTATTAGACGGGCCTAATGAGCTCGTTCGGGAAGGGGCAAATGCAAATGAAATTCTGATCCCGAAACTGTCCATGCAGGGCTTGGCTGACTACAACAGGCAGACAGGATATGTTGCAGGCGATGTTACCCTGGAATACGAAACTAAGAAGTGTGCGTATGATCGTGGGCGCATGTTCACCATCGATGCAATGGACAATATCGAGTCGGCCGGTGTGGCGTTCGGGCGTCTGTCCGGGGAGTTTCTGAGGACAAAGGTAGTGCCGGAGCTCGATGCATACAGGCTTTCTTCCTATGCTCAAATTGAGGGCGTAAAGAAGGTGAGCGAAGATCTGGCAAATGGGAAAGCGGCACTTGCAGCACTCCGGGCGGCACGTGGAGCGATTGAAAACGCAGAGGCGAATATTGCCACCTGCTATCTGTTTATCAACCCGACCATTTACGGCTTGATTGAAGACCTCGATACTACGGCATCAAAGAAAGCAATCGAAGGATTTGCAGGCATAACCAAGGTTCCTGAAGGGCGGTTTTTTGATAAGATCACTTTATCCGGCTCCGGCGAAGGTGGCTTCCAGAAAGCAGAGGGCGCTCTTGGCATGAACTTCCTGATTATTGATAAGCAGACCGCTATCCAGTACCAGAAGCATACGGTGACAAAAATCATTTCCCCGGAAGCGAATCAGGATGCGGATGCCTGGAAATTTGGGTACCGTACTGTCGGGATGGTAGAGGCTTACGACAATAAGAAAGACGGCATTTATGTCCATACGGTAGCAGCGGGAGCATAAGGGGTGCCATATGAAGGTAGATTATAGGTTTTATCAGGATACTTATGGGGGCGGAAACGTCCCTGAAAGTGTCTGGAAACGTCTCGAACAGAAAGCAGTGCAACGCATTGACAATTATACATTTGGACGGACTGACTGCGAGTGGACAGGTATGGCTTGGGAAAACCGGGCAAAATGCGCTGTCTGCGAGATTGTGGAAGTCATGCACTACATGGATAAAATGGACGGGAAAAAGTCAGAAAATACAGACGGGTATTCAGTTTCGTTTGAGTCTTCCGCAACCCTGCAGAGAAAGTTGTATGGAATCGCTGGTACCTATCTGGCCCACACAGGGCTGATGGACCTCGAAGTGGAGGGTGACTCATGACCACAAATGCAGACATGACTATTTATAACTACTGGTACAACCCAAAAACAAAAGAGCGGGAATACCGTAGAACGCAGATCATGGGCGTACACTGGCATACTGACCAAAAAGTAGCAATCATTGACAAGGGCGTAGTGGGCGGGGATATTTATAAAATCAGGATCCCACAAGATGCAGCAACCGAAGAAGGCAGGAGATACCTGGCTGCAGAACTGTACCATAAACTCAGCGTTGATAACGTGGGGAGGTATTGGACTGTCGACAAGGAAGACTTGTTCGTGAAAGGCTTGGTTGATGACGATGTTACGGGGCTATCGTCCTTAAAGCAATACCCGGAATCAGGAAAGATCATGAGTTTTTCTGTGAATGGGTATGGAGCAGCCCCGCATATCCGCATAGGGGGTGCCCGCTGATGGAGACTAAGATTACTCTGCACATGAATTCGGCAGATAAAATTCTTCTGAAACGGAACCTAATCAGAAACGGCAAGGCACAGAAGTTCTTTACGCACGAAGTCAGACGCTTGTCGGATCCCTATGTCCCGTTTCGGAATGGTCCGCTGAAGAATACCGCTGTAGAGCAGGTAAACAAGATCACGTATGGACAGCCATATGCCAGACGGCAGTATTATGAGCATAAAGGCGATGGACTTCGAGGAAAACTGTGGGATAAGCGTATGTGGGCGACTCGAGGGCCTGAGATTGTGAAGTCTGTGGCAAATTTTACAGGAGGTAAAGCAAAGTGACAGCAAAGAAGGAAGATAGGAAGATTATGGAGGGCATTCGGGAATTTATAAAAGAGTGCCCATGCATCCAGACATACCTTGATGCATTAAAATCAGATGTGAATGTGGAATATTTGAAAGATGATGAGAAGAATTATTCCATTGAGTCAGAGCCGATCGACCCTATTGTAAGAAAATATATGGATGGATCTGCCATAAGGCAGTTTGCCTTTATTTTTTCCAGTCGTGAGTCATATGGCCGTGAAGTGATAGAAAACCTATCGAACTGTGGATTTTACGAAGAATTCGCTGAATGGCTTGAAAAATGTGACAAGGGACGATCCTATCCGGATATTGGAGAAAAGCGAGAAGTAATGCGGATCAAAGCATCCACAACACCATATGTATTTGACACAAGCGAATCAACTGCAAAATATCAGATACAGGTAATCATGAAATATTATCAAAAAGCATAAATGAAAGGAGAACTATTATGGGAGTGAAACAAAGAAGAGGATTTGCCGATTATTTAAGCGTTGGGACAGGTGCGTCAAAAAATTACGTTCTGATGGGGGCAGGCTACACAAAGCTGGATGAGTCCCCGGCTGCACAAACGAAGTCCAGGAGATATGTAAATGACAAGTCACAGACGAAAAGCATTTCAGGATATGATGATTCTTTCCCTTTTGAGGCAGATCAAATTATAGATGAAGAAGCAGTTGAGTTTATCCGCGATATCGGGGAAAACAGAAAAACTGGCGCTGAAGCTGAGACTGACTATGTCCGTGTTGACCTGGATAAAAGGGTTGGAGATTCCGGTACGGAATATGAAGCCAGAAAATTCCATGTTGCGATAGAGGTTGCTGACTTTGCAGATAGCGATGGTGAAATGACAATGTCAGGGAATCTGCTTGGCATCGGCGATATGGTCCCGGGCAAATTTGATACAACTGCAAAGACATTTACAGCTTCCGCTGCATCTAATGAATAAAACAGGAGGTACATAAATGATTATAAACTTAAATGGTGTAGAGCTCGATTTTGATATGACAAATGTAGATTTTTATGAAAAATATATGGAAAATGCAGACGATCTGGATGTAGCCATGAACACTGAACTGACGGATGCGGAGAAGGGAGACTACCGGAAGGTAGTTGAACTTTTTCGCGATAGATGCGTTGCAATGAAAGGATTTCTTGACAAGTTATTCGGTGAAGGAACAGGCGAAACAGTCTGCGGAGTAAAGGATGACGTTGAAGTATGCCTTGATGTGTATGTTGCCATGTGCGAAGGGGTTGCCCATGACGCACAGAGACTGAAAAAGAAGTTCCCAGGGATGAACCGTGCACAGCGTAGGGCAGAAAAGAGTAAATAATGAAGTTTATGGAAAGCTTTCCTGAGACGGTTGAAATAGATGGTGTGGATTATCGGATTGACTCGGATTTCCGCACCTCTATTCGCTTTGAAGTTTTTATTCAGGAGGCGGAAGACGAAGAGAAGATTGTGCTTGAGCTGCTTCGCTTATATTATGGCGAAGAGATACCGCCGAACTTGACGAAAGCCGTTGAAAAGGCACTGTGGTTCTATTCTGGTGGCGAAATGAAAAAAACAGGGACATCCTCTGATACACAAAGACCACAGCCATATTCTTTTGAGCACGATTGGAACTATATTTATTCTGCTTTCCTCGAACAGTTTGGGATTGATTTACAGGAATGCACAATGCACTGGTGGAAATTCAGGGCACTGTTTCAATCCTTGAGTGATAAGTCAAAATTTTCTGAAATCGTCTGTTATCGGACGGTAAAATTATCACAGGTACCAAAGGAGCAAAGAGACTTTTACCGGAAAATGAAAAAGCTGTATGCTCTGCCAAAGAGCGATAAAGACGAGGAACGCATGAAGAATATCAGGGACAGACTGCGGAATGGAGAAAATATAGAAGAAGTGTTCGGGGGTGTTTAAAATTGAAAAGATAAGCTGTAAGAAGTGCGGGCAGACACTTTTCTTTGCGGATATCCGGGACGGAACCGTAGAAATAAAATGTCCGCGGTGTAAGGAAAAAAATAAAATTGAATGTGATACAAAGGGAAGAGTTAAGAGGCGTACCCCAGAGTAACGTCCGAGCCTACTTTGTTTTTTAAAATAAGGTAGGTGATATTGTGGCGGACGGTAAAGTGGTGATTGAAACCGGTCTGGACGTAAGTGGAATTGAGAAAGGTTTAAGCAAGCTGGAAGGGATAGCGAAAAAGGGGTTTTCAGCAGTTAAGGTAGCGGCGGAAGTTGCAAGCGCGGCACTTGCAGTGGCTGGCGGGTATGCGGTAAAGGTTGGATCTGATTTTGAAGCAGGAATGTCTAATGTATCTGCGATATCCGGGGCTACAGGGAGTGATCTGGATAGGCTAACGGAAAAAGCCAAAGAAATGGGCGCAAAAACCAAGTTTTCGGCGACAGAAGCTGCCGATGCGTTCCAGTACATGGCAATGTCTGGCTGGAAGACCGAGGACATGCTTAGCGGCATCGAGGGAATAATGAACCTGGCCGCGGCTTCTGGTGAAGACCTGGCAACGACTTCGGATATCGTAACAGATGCATTGACAGCATTTGGGCTGAGCGCTGCCGACTCTACCCATTTTGCTGACGTATTGGCGCAGGCTTCTTCCAACGCGAATACCAATGTGAGCTTGATGGGGGAGACGTTCAAGTACGTTGCCCCCGTGGCAGGGGCGCTCGGGTTTAGTGCAGAAGATTGCGCTACGGCTATTGGTTTGATGGCTAATTCAGGAATCAAGGCAAGCCAGGCAGGTACATCACTGCGGCAGATATTTACGAACCTTGTCAAGCCCACAGATGCTATGCAGGCTGCAATGGATGACCTTGGGGTCTCTATTACAGATGCAGAAGGAAATACAAAGAGCCTTGATACGGTCATGAAAGATCTGCGCAGTGGTTTCTCGGGACTGACAGAATCACAAAAAGCACAGTATGCTGCAACACTTGCAGGGCAGGAAGGAATGTCTGCAATGCTCGCAATTGTCAATGCATCTGAAACTGACTACAATAAACTGAAAGATTCCATCAACAATGCGGATGGTGCTGCGGAGCGCATGGCAGAGACAATGCAGGATAACCTGCAGGGAAAACTCACGATCATGAAATCTGCATTGGAAGGATTTGGAATACAGATCTATGAAAGCATGGAGTCCCCGCTGAAAAGCGCTGCAGAGGCAGGCACAGAGGGGATCGGGAGGCTATCAGAAGCGTTTAAACGTGGAGGGCTCCAGGGTGCGGCAAAAAAATGCGCTGAAATGTTTGATGAATTTGCCACGAAAGTTGCAGGCGGAAGTGATGAGCTTGCTGGGATCATTATGCCGATCAGGAACGTGGCAAAGAGGGGGCTGGAATTAGGGCAGAAGGCTATACCCGTTGTATCGAAGGCGTTTTCGGTATTGACCCAAAACGGGAAACTCCTTGCCGCCGCGCTTACTGCCGGGATCGTTGCAATAAAGGGGTACAGCAAGATCAGCACTGTGACGGCCCTCATATCAAAAGGCACGAAAGCATGGAAGGCTGCATCAGTGGCGGTAGATGCTTATAATGCCGTACAGATTGCGTGTACTGCCCAAGGCGTTATCTCAAATGCAACGCTCACCGCTGGGCAGGCTGTCGTAGGAGTGCTTACTGGAAGGGTCACGCTAGCCACTGCAGCACAGACACTATGGAATGCCGCAATGAATGCGAACCCAATCGGGATCCTGATTACCGGGGTGGCAGCCCTTGCAGCGGGGCTTGGGATCTATGCGCTTGTGACTGACAATGCGTCTGACTCCACCACTAAACTGACAGAAAAACAGAAGGCGGTCATCGATAATTCTAAGCAGACGGTAAATAACATACGTGAAGAAGCAGAAGCAAGGCAGGAAAACATCAATGCTTCCACGGCTGAAATTGAATCTGCGCAGGCATTATGGAAAGAGCTGCAGAATTGCGTGGATGAGAACGGCAAAGTAAGGGCCGGTTATGAGTCCAGGGCACAGTACATAACCGGTGAGCTGGCAGAAGCGCTTGGAATTGAAATATCCCTGGTAGACGGAGTTATACAAAACTATGACGAGCTGAATAAATCCGTACAGGACGTGATTGCGTCAAAAAAGGCAGAGGCCGTATTAGACGCACTAAAATCAGAGTATACGAAGGCAATGCGAGAACAAGCAGAAACAGCGGCAGATCTTGCAAATAAGTATGATGTTCTAACGGAGGCAAAAAAGAAGCAGAAAGAAATAGAAGCAGAGCTTGAACAAGAAGCTAAAAAGGCGAAAACGTACATTGATGAAGTAGGCAATACCGTAACGCTAAATACAGGACGCTATAACGAACTGAGTAAGCAGTTGAAAGAAGTAAAAGGCGATGTGGAAACCCAGCAGGCCGCATTTGATGCAGCAAGTGTTGCAATGTCAGACAATGAAAAAGTGATTTCTGATTATAACATGCTGCTGGAAGCATCGATGTCTGGGAATACGGACACGATCAATAATGCACTTTCGCAGATCCAGAGCGGTATAGATACGTCCCTCGAGGCATCTTCCGAGGCCGCACTGAAACAGGCAGAAACAACAGGTAATACCCTTCTGGGGATTCTGTCTGCACAGGAAAGTGGTCTGGCAACTTTGGAACAATCCGTTATTGACGGAACCGCTGAATCTATGGGGACAGCATTAAGCACGATCGGCTCATCATCAGATAACATGAAACAGATGTTGGAAGATGCGGGAGCAGATGGATCCGCGAAGATGATCGCGGCAATGGCACAGGCTGATCTTTCTGGGAACATGAGTCTCCAGGCACGAAGTGGTATGGAGGGGTTCATAGCCGGATTTGCGGGATTAGATGCTGAAACAAAAGAGGTATGGTCGCAGGCGTGGTACGGGGCGCTGGAAGGCCTGGAAGGTTTTGAAAGCCTAAAGGATCCGGCCGTAGATGGAGCAGATGCATTTTTGGAGAGTTTAAGGGATGCACTAAAAGTCAAAAGCCCATCCAGAGCTGTAAAAGAAATCTTCTCACAGGTATGGCCTGGAGCCGAGAAAGGACTTGATTCAGGCAAAGAGTCCCTGCGGCAAAAAGGTGGCAATGTTATAACGAGTCTTTTGGATTTTATGCAAAATGGTGGATTAATTAGTGGTGCTAAGACCGTAGGTGCAAATCTGATGGATTTCTTTGGCATTGGCTTGGATTCACGGAAGGAAAATTCCAAAGCATCAGGAAAAGCAAATGCTGACGCGGCAAATGAAGGTGCGGGAAGTGTGAACCCAACTAAGACAGGGAATGACTTTGGAACAATGTTGAGTAAAGGCGTATCTGCCATGTCACAGCTTTTGAAAAAAACAGGAAAACAAATCGGGGATTCTGCAGACAGTGGTGCTGGGAGTGTAAACCCAACTAACACCGGAAAGACATTTGGTACGAAACTCAGCAATGGAGTTTCCTCCATGTCACAATTATTAAGAAAATCAGGAAAAGGAATTAGTGACTCCGCCAATAGTGGAGCTGGAAGTGTAAACCCGACAGGCACAGGCAATAATTTCGGCCTAATGCTCGGTAACGGCGTGTCTTATATGGCAAATACACTATGGAGGAGTGGAAACTCGATCGCAGGATCCGCAGACAACGGTGCTGGATCAGTAAGCCCGTTTGGCACGGGCAGTGGCTTTAGTTATACATTTTCGAACGGCATCAGCTCAGTGAGCTTATATGGTGCCGGAGAAGGCAGGGCGAACGATGCAAATGACGGTATCGGATCTGTGTCTGCTTGGGATGCTGGATATAATTTTACTTCTGGTTTTGGTGGAGGAATGGGCGATTTCAACCTGTTTGATGTTGCATATAGTATTGGGAAGAATGCGTTAGACGCAATAAAGAAAGCACTTGGAATTAAATCTCCATCAAAAGAAACAAAAAAAGTTGGCGATTTTTTTGGGCAAGGCTTAGCTATTGGCATCAAAGAAAGCACTAAAGAAGTAAAAAAAGCAAGCAGCTCTCTCGCAGATATAGCAATGGCAGGGCTGGATATGACAGCACTTGCCGAGAAAGCAAGAATGACAGTAAGTATGGAAAATGCCCGTGTAGGGAAAGTGATATCTGCATCAGTAGAACACAAGATATTCGGGACTGCCGAAATAGAGAACCAGAAGACATCAAACAATCTGGACGAACTTGCAGACAAAATCGTTGATGCCTTTGAGAAGGCTGGTTTTGAGTTTAAGGTAGGTAACCGAAATTTTGCAAGGCTTGTAAGGGAGGTACAGTGATGGTCAACGATATATATTACGAAAACAGCAGGGGAGAAAAACTGGATCTGCTGCGCTACCCTTACCGCATACAGACTGGGAATCTGTTTAACTACGAATGGGAATATGCAACAAAATCCACAGTCCGCAATAATGGCAGATTTGAGAAGTTCTTCAGGGGGATCAGCGCAAAGGAAGTTGTCCTGGGAATAATGGGTAACACGATTGAAGAATACCATAAGAATGTTGATGCCTTTTACGAAGCCGTGGACAGTGATGTCCTTGGCATGACACCGGGAAAATTATGGTTTGGGCCTTACTATCTGCTGTGTTACATATTAAAAAGCGAAAAAGAAGAATGGGAGAGCGATATTGGGGTGATGGATAATACCATTACCATCGTTTCTGATTACCCTTTCTGGTGCAGGGACAGGGCATACCATTTTTATGCATCTGCAGAAGAGATCATAGATGCGGGAATGAAAGAAGAGATTGACTCAGCGCTTGACAACATAGAAATAATCCCTGATTACCCACATGATTTTTGGTTTGATTTTATAACCAGGTACAGGCCGGCAAAAAGAAAAGTCTTATATGACTATAACTACGACTATTATCGGAACCATACTGTAGGAAAACTGGATAATGACCATTTTACTGGGTCAGATTTCCGAATGATCGTATATGGCCCATGCACACATCCAGAAATAAGGATAGGCGGAAATGTGTATTGCGTATCAACAACTTTATATGACAGCGAATATATGGTGATTGACAGCAGGGGGCGGACGGTCACCAGATATGCAAGGAACGGGGTACAGGAAAATCTCTTCAATGCAAGGGATAAGGAAAACAATGTATTTGAAAAAATTCCGCCCGGGAAAAGTGCGGTGAAATGGAACGCCCAGTATCCTTTTGATGTGATCCTGTTTCAAGAAAGGAGCGAGCCAGCATGGAATACATAATCGCAGATGCGGACAGAATGTGCGTGGGATACCTGAATGAGATGTCATCCATTGATGTAGATATCGGCGAAACAAACGATTTCGAGTTAGTGCTGAGCCGTAGTTATTCAGAAAGGTTAGGGGTTAAAAAAGGCTTCCAGTTTTTTGTCCCTGACACAGAGTTTGGTGGGATCATAGAGGATATACAGAGCGATACATCCTATCCATCCATCACATATAGGGGATATACGTGGCGCGGTTTCCTGGATCAGATAATCTTGCAGCCCCCGTCTGGCCAGGCATACCTTACAGTGTCAGGAGATGCAAACCTGATAATAAAGCAAGTGCTTGGTAACGGCCTGGGGATGCTGTTCGAAGTCCCAGAAGAGGTTTCCGGCATCAATATCGTCCGGTACCAGTTCCGATACGATACTGCATTATCAGGATTATCAAAAATGCTAGAAAAACACGGCGCCAGGCTAAGCGTAAAAGCAATAGAAGGAAAGGATCATGAGCCGTTCCGGGTAATCGTAAGCGCCGTTAAAGCACAAAATTATTCTGAGGAGCTACAGTATGACGGGGATAATAACATTAATGTCACTGTGAGGGATTACAGTTGCGGCATCAATCACCTGATATGCCTGGGAGCCGGTGAGCTGGCAGCGCGGACGGTCATCCATTTATACGTGCAGTTAGACGGGAGCATCGACAAGAAGCAATATTACAAGGGGACAGCCGAACGTACAGCAGTGTATGACTACTCCTCAGTTACTGACGATGCTGAGTTGCTGAGTGCAGGCACGGAGCATCTGAAGGAATTAATGGACTATAAAGCTGCAGAAATGAGTATAGACGAGGCGAATTTGGAAATTGGAGATATTGTATCAGCCAGAGACAGGGATGCTAAAATAGTATTGAGCCGGCCTGTAACAAATAAAATATTGGAATACGCAGATGGCAGTGAAAAAATAACACATAGATTAAAATGACAACAGGAGGGATAATATGTCAGTAAAAACAGCTAAATATACATTTCAGGGACAGGTTTATGACCTGACCTACAATTCGCAGACAGGGAAATATGAAGCAACCATAACGGCCCCGTCTAAATCAAGCTATTCACAGTCTGGACATAAATATGGTGGGTCAGTAACAGTGGAAGATAATGCGGGAAACATAACCACTGTTAACGAAACACATAGCACACTGGGGGATAAACTTAAAATACGAGTACTCGAAAAAGTTGCCCCAGTCATTGCCATCACATACCCAACTGCATCCGCATTTATCACAAATGCAAATCCAGCGATTGCATTTAAAATTACCGATAATGATTCGGGCGTGTCACCAGATACAATATCCCTTACTATTGATGGGAAGGCAATTGCAGCAGCAGATATTGTAAAAACAGCTATTACGGGTGGCTATAACTGTACGTATACCCCGAATACGGCATTGTCAGACGGGGAACATACAATTACTGTAAATGCTTCTGATAATGATGGGAATGCAGCTGGTGCCAAATCTGTGAGATTTACTATTGATACGATACCGCCATCACTATCCGTAACCAACCCAGTCGAAGGCTTGATTACAAATAAAAGGGAACTTACTGTATCAGGTACAACGGATGATACGACATCGAAGCCAGTAGCTGTAACTATAAACGGAGAAGAAGTTACCGTTAATCAGGATGGTACCTTCAGCAAAGTCATTACACTATCAGCTGGTGCAAATGTCATCACGGTCATTGCAACTGATAGGGCTGGAAAGACAACGACAGTTGTACGCAATGTCACCCTTGATACCGGCGCACCGGTGATTAGACAAATTACCCTTACTCCGAACCCGGTAGATGCCGGTAAGACTTTTGTCATTTCCGTGGAAGCGACAGACTAGACGGTGAGCCTATGATTATGGGAATAACTGGAAAAGTAGACGGGAAAGATGTTGTGTTTGAACGAGTTGAAGGGGATTTATGGGCAATCACAGTCCCCTATGATTTAGACGGGATGTATGTAGTTGAAGTTACAGCAGTGAATGACCGGGGACTTACCGCATACAGAACCAAAATGTTGCTTATTGTTGATCCGGATACATTACGTGTTGAGCTTCTCCCATATGACTATTATGTGGAAATAATGAGCGAAGATTATATAGTAGACATCATATATCCGAACCATGAAGGGAGGAGATGTTGCCATGCAACGATTTAGATATATCCTGGGCGAAGACAAACATGTAAAACTTAAAGTAAGATCCCCGAACGATGAGCCATTTACAATTCTGGAAGCAACATATGTTTTATCCATATATGGAGAAACAGAGATAAGTGGGGAATGCGAGATAGATGGGCACTATCTCGATATAAAGTTGTCCCCAAAAACAAAGAGCGAGTTGTATGTGCTTGAGGTAACATATAAGGTAGCAGATTCCATAAGAAAAGCAAGGGCGCGGATCGAGGTGGTATGATGCTGGAAATAACCGAAATAGAGATAAGCAATAATCCGGTTATGACAAATGAACGGTTTCAAATACGGGTTACTATTAAAGAAACCACAGATTATCCCTATGAATATCCAAGAGGATTTGTCAGCAGATACAGGCCCGCAGGGAATCATCAGTATGACTACCCATATGATTACCCATATGATTGCGGCAGTACATAATGAAAGGAGAAAGAAAAATGGCATTAGAATTAGTAACAGGGTATTGGGGTCAGCAGCACGTGACAGCGGAACAGGACGCAGACCTTAATGCCGGCATTATTGGAAAAGAGCCTTGCATACTTAATGTTGGTGAGAAAATGAAGGCCGAGGCTGTGACTGCCAACAAAGTGCGTATCTTTGACGGGGTTTTTGTTGGGTACGGAAGGGTATGCGCTATTGAGGAGGGCGCTTATGAGGACGTGGAGATCGAGAACGGTACAGCAGGGTTATTAAGGAACGACATGATTGTAATGAGGTATGCCAAGGATGAGGCCACAGGCGTTGAGGGAGTCAGCCTTGCTGTCCTAAAAGGTCAGACAGGGTCAACAGCTACGGATCCGACACCAAATAATCAGGATATAAGGGCCGGGGCATTTGAAAGTGAAATGCCACTATACAGGGTGCGGATTAATGGGTTGGCGATTGAAGCAGTAGAGCGCATATGCGAAATGCCGAGAACGATAAAGGACTTAACGTCGCTACTTGGACAACTAAATAGCAATTGGGAAAAATTAGGTGGCTTAAGATTTGACCATCAATTCATCGCTTCAGTTACAGCAGAATACTCTGCTGATAATGTACTGTCGTTTGCCGGATCCCAGTTGTATCCAGGGAATTTTACCAACTGTGCATTCTTGGCTGTGCTTAATTCCACAGCTTCCACCGGGAAGCAGAGTGTATACCTGATAATAATGGGCGCCGCCGATGCCGCACCGGTACTTATTAAGATAGACGGCGGATCAGAAGCGTTATACCCTAAACTCGCAAAGACATCCAGCAACAGAGTATATGCTGTCTGGAGTACGGCTGCAACTGCCGGCATACATACCAGCCTCTTTAAGCTGTATTAGATATCGGATTATAATCATTTCATAATGTAGCATTCGGAGACGTTGACTCCGGTCGTAGTAGATAGGTCTGCCCCAAATGGTGTAATAGTTATCTCTGCATTTTCCGCTGACATCTGGAAGACAAAACCCGCTGTCGAAGATATGTTGACCCTTCGATAAAGACCGTATCGGGGCGTTTCAGAAGATGGCTGAAAGAGCTTATATTCCTGACCTTGCTTCATAGCGACTTTAGGGTAACCGGATATTCTTACCCATGCAATCTCCCCATACGATGTAACCTGCATGTTTAAGTACGCTCCCTCAATCGTCCGAGTTTTTACAGTCAAATTGCTATTTAGTGAAGGTATGTAACTTGTTGATCGGAGCCGAAAGGCTCTTTTTTCTTGAAAGGAGGAAGCTTATGAAGTTATTGTTTAAGGATGGGCAGACACTGAAAGCCCAGTCTATAACTGCAGCTGACGGGATCATGCAAGTCAATGTGATTAACACCGTATATGAACAGTTAAAACACTTGTTTACAGATCCTTGTACTACGTCCAGGATCGAAATAGCTGGCACAGATGAAGTGTATGAGAACTATACGGTTTTTTCGTATATCCGAGAGAATTCCGGCGGAATTTGGATTGTTGAAATGCAGCAGGAAGGAAAGGACACAGAAACCAGGATTGCGGATCTCGAAAGAGAAAATGCAGCGTTAAAAGAGCAAAACGATATGCTTACGCAATGCATTTTAGAAATGTCTGAATTGGTGTATCAATAATGATAGATTTAATAACAAATTTATTAATATTATTACAAAATAATGGAGGTAAAGAAATGATGGCAATGTTATGGGCACAGCAGATAATGCTGGGAAAGAAGACTTATGAGAAGGTACCAAGGCTGTTGAAGGAACAGGTCAAAGAGATTTTGATTGATTCCGGTATGGAAGAATTGGCCGTGGAATCAGCAGAATAAGAAAGAGTGAGGTAAATGAAGAAAATGGAGAAATTATTTAACTGGATTAGCATCGTATTCGGAATGGCCGGAGGCTTCCTTACATACTGGCTGGGAGGATGGGATGTGCTGCTAAAGACGATCGTGTTTCTGGCAATTGCTGATTATATTACTGGGTGGATCAAAGGCATATATACGAAACAGTTATCGTCGGAAATCGGTTTTAGGGGGCTACTGAAAAAGATAGTCATGTTTATTGTGATCGCGGTATCTTTTGTTATCCAGGGGCTGATCGGCGGGACAATACCATTACGAGAAGTCGTTATTATGTTTTATATCGCGAATGAGGGGCTGAGCCTGCTGGAAAATGCGGCAGTGTTTACACCTATACCAGATAAATTAAAAAATGTTTTGCTGCAGCTAAGAGACAAGGATTCGGGGGACGCAAAATAAGCGTCCTCTTATTCAGGAAAGGAGCGTCAATATGGCAGAAGAAAAAGAGGTATTAACGGAAGAAGTATATACCCCGCAGGCAGTAGAGGATTTCGGAATGGTCGGAATCGAAAAATTAATGGGTGTCATGGAAGGACAGGAGGAGTAAGCATGGGATATAACTATGTGACAGATCACACCAATGTCAACTATACTCCGGGAAATTCCGGCAGACTGTATATCGTAATGCATTATACCGGCAACCTGACAGATACCGCAAAAAACAACGCGAATTACTTCCGGGATACAAAACGAGGTGCATCGGCTCATTTATTTGTGGATGAATCAGACGTGTATGAAGTTGTATCACTTAATGATTCAGCCTGGGCGGTGGGTGTAGATTATGGTGGGAACCTGTTTGGACTCTGTACCAATTACAATTCCATCAGCATTGAGATGTGTTCCTCCGGCGGGAAGATTTCTGACCGGACAATCGATAATGCGGTAAGTCTGACAAAAAGTCTGATGAAAAGATACGGGATCCCAACCGAACGTGTGGTGCGTCACTGGGATGTGTGTGGTAAGAGCTGCCCTGGCTGGGCTGGTTGGCTGCCGGGGAATGAAAGCATCTGGAATGATTTTAAGAACCGCCTAGCGGGCGGGGGAAGCGCAGTAACTAACAAAAAAGAAACCAAAAATGAAGGGAGAGAAACAACTATGCAATGTTTTTACACAGTAGATGGCAAGGGGCCGGTGATTTATTTTGATGGATTGAATTTTCATCCGCTTTCGCATCCGGACGAAATGACAGTATTGAATAGTATTTACAAGGCCAACAACGGTAAGGATATACCATGTTTTAGCTGGCAGAGTAAGGCACCGTGGCATGCAAGGCTGCAGGCGGCGGTTAAGAGAACACAGAAGTAAAATTATAGCCCGGGTCCATCAGGATTCCGGGCTGTTCTTTTTGAACTTGATTATGTCTGCTTGCAAATGTTTGTGATATTCTTTATCGACCTCAAACAGCTTTGGCCCGTCCTCTTTCTTTTTCAGCAACTCTCTGCCAAGGCGTAGTGCCTCTTTGTCTTCTTCCGACAAATTGTCTTCATCCCCCGTTTCTGAACAAGTAAACTTTATCTCATCATTCAT